TTTTTACGCCTTGATGTTACAATCTTTACATAAAAGAGAAACAATTCTACCGCTGAAGCTCTTACGTGGGATACCGCTTTCAAGAACATGAACGAACCAAGCGGACGGGCCATGAAAGGGATACATGAAGAAGCCTACCAATAAATCCGGCATCAATTGACATAACAAAAGCGGATAACTGAAAAATTATCCGCTTTTAGTTTCTTCATTTCAAAAGAAAGATATATATTTGCAACGCTTTTTCAGAAAAGCACCCGCGATTGCAGAAAAAACAGTTGCCGAAATGGCTCAGTTGGTAGAGCAATTCATTCGTAATGAATAGGTCCCGGGTTCGAGTCCCGGTTTCGGCTCAAAGGTAAAACCATACTAATTATCTTATACTTAGGATATTATATTAATGATTTTACTAAATAACTATTCGATTTATAGATTAAAAAAAAAGGATTTTTGTCCACCACTGGACAAAATAACTTATCCAAAACTTATCCTTCAAATTTTAATCTATTATGGCAACTATCAAATTAACAATTTTCAAGGCAAAAGCTTTAAAGGATGGCAGACATAAAATAAGGGTAGCAGTCTGCCATAAACAGGAAACTTGCTATATTGTAACACACTTTATCATTGACAACATTTCCCAGTTCAAAAACGGACAAGTAGTAAAAAGACCAGATGCATCCATCATAAATACCAAATTAAGAAGCATGATGAATGAACTGCAAGAAAGATTGGATAATATAAAAAACCAGTCCCTATATTCTTGCAGACAAATAAAGAATATGCTTGAATCTGGAACTGGCTTCAAAGAAAATGGCTATGTAACATACCAACAGGCCTGTAATGTTCTTATAAAAAATCTGAAAGAGGAAGGAAGAAACAGTTATGCCATATTAATAGAAAGAAACTGTAGATACTTTACAGAGTTTACCAAAGGGGAAATATTAATGTCAGATATAACCCCTAATCTAATAGAAGGATTTTCAAGATTTCTCAAAGAAACGAAGAAAATAGGAAATACATCAATAGGAATGATGCTATCACAATCAAAAGCCGTTATAAACAGAAGTATCAACTCAGGAGAAGTAAGATATGACATACATCCCTTTATCAAGAAGAAAATTCCCAAATCGTCACCAAGAGAACTGGATATTTCTTTGAAAAGCGTTAACACAATAAGGTATAGCAATCCCAAAGAAAAAAAATACATTGTAGCAAGAGATCTTTTTATGTTGTCATTTTATCTAGGAGGAATGAATTTAATTGATATAATGAGTGCCAAGTTTGACGGGGACAAGGTAAGCTTTATAAGAATGAAAACAAGATTTAAAACAGAAACAGAGCAAACCTGCGTTCTTCCTATAATAGAACCGGCTAAAGATATTATAAATCAATGGATAAACAGAAGAACAAACAAACTCGATTTTGGTTATAAATTCTCTTATCACAATTTTTCAAGGTATGTATGCAGATCTTTATCTACATTAGCAGATAATTTAGGGATTAAAGAAAAAGTGGTATTTTATTCTGCAAGAAAATCATTTGCGCAATACGCATTCGATCTTGGAATACCTGACAGCATAATAGATTATTGTCTGGCACATTCTGACAATGGAAGAGGAGTAGTAAGATATTATACAAAAACTAGGTTTAAACAGGCAGAAATAGCAATAAACAGAGTTGCAGATTATATAAACAACCCAAGCAAATACAAAGAATATATTGAAATGAAAGCTGACATAATGCTAATGAAAATTTGAGCACAACGATATCACCCTTGCCAACACGACAAAGGGTATCAGTCTATAAATGAACCTCTCTATACGTTCCATCGCATCACAGCAAGTAAACGGCAGAAATACCAGTGAGGCACATCATCAGCCTGCTCAAGCAATATGTTCAACTTATCTTCTTCCATATTCTGTTAACATAAAAAAAGCGGTAAAACCGTTGGGAATTACCGCTTTGAAATTTATAAGTCTATTTTATTATGCTACATTGAATATTTCCTTATTCTTGTCTTTCCATAGCAATACATTTGTTCCATATTTATTCAACGCTTCAATTAACTTATTTGAAGGTTGAACAGAATCGTTGATAATAGCCAAACTGCGGAAGCTCTTTCCTGTCTGCTTCTCTCTCTCTTCTTTTGTATCGCCTAAGCAAAACAGATAGCTACTTACATTATCCTGTCTTAATGTGTTAAATGACTTTACAACAAGCTCGCTTTCTCTTCCTGCTATCTGAAAATCAAAATTGAAATCAAGCCCTGATTTTCCGCGAACTATAAAAGATGGAGTATAAATTACATTACAAGAATCTGCAAATGCCATTACATCTTCTGAAAATAGCGAAGATATATTATCTTTTGACAATAATGACATATCACTGATATTCATAATAGCGGATATAAGTGAATGCTTTCTTTTGGCAAAATCAGCCCCATTTGATTTGATATACAATTCATCTCCATTTACCAATACTCCATGATTGGACAATACCTTTTGCAGATAAGATCTCCTTTTTGAAGAGCGAGAAATATCTACACCTGACATCTTTAAATTTCCGATAGTCTCACCGTCATCCGATAAAATAATCTCGGATTCGGATACTTTCTTTATGAATATTTCTATATTGTCATTAAACAAGCCTACGAAAGGAGTGGACACCGAAAACCATCCAGTTCCCTTATCTTCTTTTATGGCTGTATTATCTTTTAGCCAAGAATAGTATTCAGCTATTTTATTATCAATCCATTCCATCATATATAAGATTACCTGTTATTATTATCTTTGTTTCGAGATGTATAAAGTCAGAAACGGCAGATATAATATTTTTTAATTCGTTGTGATATTCATTAAAATCAAATCTCTTGACTGGGAAAAAATCATCATCTACCGGAATAGCCCATGCCGCAGAAGTGTAGCCTTGAACATGATAATGAACGTGGTTTCTTCCTATAACCTTTCCTGTAAATGGCTTAAACATACTTGGTACGTATTCGTTTACAGTCGAAGGGTTCGTATGGTTTGGACCGTTAAAGTCTATCCTAAACAGACAATATTGAAATTTCCTCTCCTGTGTATGCAACGAAATTTTTGTTCTCATCTTTTCACTTACGCAGATTCTTAGCAAAAAATCAGGATTCCGATCTATTGAGTCAGATGAACAAAGAGTTAATCTAAAATCGTTGGACTTGGACAAGTCAAGCTCAAATACACTTATACGTTCTCTATTATCAATTATAGATTTAGGAACAGATATAAGTCTATCTGCTTCTTCTTGTGTCAATATTACATCTTCTTTCATGCTACAAAAATAAGAATTAGTTAGTAAGTATAAAAATAATAGCACATGTTTAAAGGCATTGTGAATATATAATTCTTTCCAATTCTTGCAATATTAGAGAGAATTGTATAGATAAAAACTTGTAAAAACGGTAATTCCAACAAGTCAAAGAACGCTTCTGTTCGATTATTATTTTTCCAGTCCCTTCCTACAATGTTCACATAAAAATTTCTTCGCTACCGGAAACATCTTCTGCCCCACATATCCGCTAAGATACTGCGCTTCCTCACCATAGGGATCAATCCCGAAAGCCTTGGAGATATGCCGGCACAAATGACCTTTTTCGTGGTCCCACGAATTTTGAAACTCTTCGGGGGTAGAAGTCAAAGAGATAACCATTACCGTCTCTCTTCTCCTGTAGTCCGAATAGGTTAGACCGGTATTCATTCTGCCTTCGGTCAGATTGCGATACGCACGCTTGAGGGAATCCCCCCTGCATCCTATATGGTACAGGTCCATAATGATCCGATCCGCCCAATAGGTGTGTACCGCATAATACACTTTGACGTGCCAGTCCCCATATTTTGGTATGTAGAACTCCTGAACAATCATATCACATCCGACCAGATTACAGGAATCCCTTTACCTATACAGGTGGCAAAGAACTCGTCAAACGCCCTGCAAGGATCGCCATCAATATCATCAAGGTAGCACTTTATATGCTTGCACAAATGTGCCTCGTCAACCAATGATTTTTTATAGAAATCCGCTTTCAGCATGTTTGCGACATAAGCAACGTCATAACCCTTGTCGTGCTCGATGGTAATTCCGTTCGCTTTCAGCATATCGTCCACTTCGTCTTTGCTCCACGGCTCCAACTTTTTTTCTTTACCCGTGGTTTCGTCTTTCACTTTCATTTTTGAGACGGCCCATTCATAAAGTTTCTTGCTGAAATGAAAGCCGTATGCTTCCAGATATTCCCTCATGCCAGATGGGAATCTGCTGTATGTATCCAATCTCTGTTCCATAACCTTTGTTTAAAAAGAGGGGCATTCCACCCCTCCACCATTAATAAAACTCACCGTTGGCGCGTCTGCGTCTGCGTTCTCCCATGTCATCCATGCGGGGATATTCAGGGAAATAGCCGGGATATCTGCGTTCTCCCATACCTGATCCTGAATAATTTCTTCCGCCATCACGGAAGCCCATGTCTCCATGAATCTCTCTCATGGCCTTTTCGTAACCGTGGCGGCAGCCTTCCTTGTAGGCTTCTTCCACCTCGTCACCTCTCATACCGAAGCCGCGTCCGTAATCGTCACGCCCTTCTTCTAATATTTCCCACATTCCCATAATCATTTCTTTGTTTTGGATGTTTCAACCACTCCGAGCTGTTCCATTAATTTCTTGTTCTGTTCGATGAGGTCGGCCATATTCCTGCTCATTTCCTGCATGTTCTTATCCATATTGGACATTTGCCCTTTCAATGCGGATATTTCCTGCTCCTGCTGTTGCTTGGCCGCAAATTCCGGATTAAGAATGGCAAGCATCTGGTCACATACCCTAAGAAAGTTCTGATGATATTCAACACTTTTTAGGACATCCTCACTTTTCTGCTTCATGGTAAGGACCTCGGTATTCATTTCGTCTCTTGACCCTGTAATCAGCATCCCTGTTTTAACATCATCGGCAATATTGGCATTGGCCGGTATCTCTTGCAGATTAACATTCTGACCGTTTATGTTCACGACAAAATCAATGACCTGCACCGGCTGTGGATAAGGCATGTTGGGAACAGTCTTATATATGGTTTTTATAGGGCTTACATTAACGATCTGCCCACATTCCAAACTTGGATTTGCACCTCTGTGAAGAAGATATAATGTACTGTTTACTCGTAAGTTCTGAAACATGATTGTTTGATTTTAAAGGAGTGTGGCTATTTCCATTTGGGAAACCACCACAAAACTCCATGTTAATTATTACTTGCTCCGTAAAGAAGCGGTCTCTGCTGTAGAAGCCGGCGCCGTTGTCGGTCTGTATCCTCCATTAACAAGATACAATTCATTGGTATACTTGTTGTAGTGAATCTCATAGATACCGGTTCCAGCCAAGTTTGCAACAGTCACAGGCTCATTGTTATAAGCCATTAACGGTCTTGTATCCCCGTTGGTCCCTATCAGTATCGGAAGGGTTGCAGTCGTACCGGCAGGGATCGCCTGACGAAGATTGACATAGAACCCTCCGACATAATCCCTGTTGCGGAACGCATGGTTAGGAAGCTCCAAAGTCACATTCTCAGTACCGACTGTTACAGCCACCGTAGGAAGAGTGTTGTAATTCACTCTGCCAAGGGAGGGAAACGGGAATCCCCAATTATTAAAAGGAAATAATGCCATAATCTTTTGTAATTTAATCGTTTATTACTATATTTACAATCGGGATAGGTTGGAGTCATGACCAACTGATAAGGGTACACCGAAGCCCTTCCCACTTTTCAATTTTCGGTATCATTTAATTCGGTAAAATCAATGACAAACGAAGAGTTTATCAAGAGTGTATCTCTTGAAGGTGAGGAATGGAGTGATGTAGTCGGATATGAAGGGCTTTATAAAGTTTCTTCATTTGGTCGTGTGGCATCTATGGCTAAATATGTAAACAATCGTTTTAAGAATGTATATAAAGAGCCAAGATTAATGTTACCACACAACAACGGGAAATCCACACAATCTGTACTTTTGTCAAAAGACGGGATTGATAGGAAATACCATATACCTAAACTTGTGGCTTCTACATTCATACCAAATCCCAAAGCTTGTAAAACCGTAAGAATGATAGATGGTAATAATAAAAACTACCATGTTTCAAACCTTGAATGGGTTATGGTTAAAGATAGAAGAAAAAGGTATGATACATTGTCTTTAGATGGTGAAGTATGGAAAGACATTCCTGAATATGAAGGATTATATAAAATATCCTCTTTAGGAAGAATTGTTTCATCTTACACAAGAAAAATATTATCTCCCAATATTACAGGACACAAAGGAAAAGATTATTATGCAATTACTCTTGTTAAAGATGGAGTAAAAAAGAGATTTCATGTCCATAAACTTGTCGCACTTGCCTTTATACCTAATCCCAATAACTTTCCATGTATAGACCATATAAACACAAACAGATATGACAATCGTCTTGAAAATTTAAAATGGTGCTCTTTTTCCCAAAACAATCTAAACCCTATTACAAGCCAAAAGAGATTTAAACCAATAGTTCAAATAAAAGATGACACTGTAATCCATATTTACCAGTCTATAAAAGATGCTGTTAATGATGGATTTAATATAAGCAGTTTAATAAATTGCTGCAAAGGGGAAAACAAACATCACAAAAATTTTCAATGGATGTATCTTTCCGACTACGAAACCCTTATCAATAAGTCAAAGAACTCTTTACCTAATGGCTAATTATCCCCAATAATTGTTGCATCCACACCCACTGCGTGCATATGCTGAATCTCCCATATACGCACCATAGGCGGCAGCACGAGCTACTTCAGGGTTAAATACTTGCAACTGCGGATACGGCACTGCTACTGTAGGCGGCATTGAACAGCGGATTTTATCCACATCTCCTTGCAATGCCTGCAATCCGGCTGCTAAAGGAGCGATCTGTTGTCCTACCGCACTCAGGATGGTTGCATTCTGGTTACGCTGAGAGATTTCGGCTGTCAAAGTAGCCTTTTCCGCAGTAAGAGATGCGATCTTGTCCTGCAATGCCTGATTCTGAATAGCGTCAAGTTTGGCAAGGATGGCATTCGTGTTGGCTGTCGCACCATCACGCAATGACAATGTGTTCTGGTTAGCAGTGTTGATTAATGCGTTAGTTTGGTTGCACATTGCAAGCTGGTTCTCGTATCCCTGTGTGGTTACAAGCTGTTTCATGTCGCAGCAACAGCTACAGATCTGAGATGTCAGAGCGTTGTTACCTTGCATGATCGCAGTTAGGATACTGTTGGTGTTCTGGCCCATTTGGTTGCCGAGACCGCAGATAGCCTGTGATACAGAGTTAATACCGGCAAGGATTTGGTCTGATGATGTGTTCACAGCTTGTGCTAATGCTGCAATGTCGACACCGTTTCGGTTAAGTGTCTGCATGATCATTTCTCTTCCTTCGTTCGCTCCTTGGTTGTTGCCACCAAATCCGAAGTTCCCGTTACCGAAGATGGCTGCAATCACAATCAATGCGATGATGTCCTGAAAACCGCCATTGTTTCCGAAGAAACCTCCGTTTCCGTTTCCTCCCATCAGCCCCATCAGATAGCCAGTGTCAATTCCACGGTTCTGCAAGGACGGAAGAATGGACGCAAGCAGGCCATTGTTTGCACCGGTTCCACCGTCTTGGTTAAAAACATAAGTTCGTTCCATAAGTATTTGTATTTTGTATCCGGTCAAAATCGACCGTGCACAAAAGTATATAGATCATAACTCATGGAAAATCAGTTGTTTCCCAACAAATTCTTTATATCGTCCCAATATATTCTCATCATTTTCCCACTCTCCATCCTCTCATGGAAATTGGATATCATGTAGTTGACAGCACGTTTGGTCTTATGGATATGAGCGGCTATTTGTGAAGGGTACATACCGCTTTCGAAAAGAAAAAATACAAGAAGATACCGGGCATCCACTGTTTCCATATTCTTATCAGACGATAATATTTGGTCTACAGACACTTCTGTTTCTTTTGAAACAATATTAATTATTTTGGCAAAGATTTCTGACTTGCACATGTTTTTTCTAATTTTTTATTCTTATCTTTGCCATGCCACATAAAACAAGATATATCGATGAACAAAGCATAAGACATTTTGTTGAAGATATTTAGCCTCCAACGTGCAGTGTCTTATGCTTTTATCATGTTTTTATGTGGCAATATTAATATGAGCGTTGGGGGCTTTTTTTTGATTCTAAGCCCCTGAAAGAATTACTTTTGTTAAATGAGTTTTTTCTATTATGTGCCACGCTTCTACCTGTGGCATTTTGGTTACTATTTCATCTTGCACCTCCTTTCTGTTGATTACCATATTCTATAACTTATTCCTGCGACAACCGCAGGAGAAAAACCATCCTTACCAAATCCATAACCGGCAGTTATCCCCAGTCCCCATCTTTTAGGTTTTATCTTAACCGTGTGATAGATGTCATTCGTTACTGTCAGTGTTTTGGAACAAACATAGATACTATCTAGGTTAGATCTGTAACCACTCACATAAGCGATGTAATCACTATCTCTGTATATCTTCTGCTCAACAGGAAGAATTGTGTCTCCTACATGGATTGTATCACCATCATGCCAACATAGTATTGGGGAAGGAAGATAATATTTTACAGTATCTCTCTTTACAATAATACTTGTGCTGAATACCGTATCTGCTCTTACCTCTATATCCGTTTCTATGGATGGTCTTGCGAACCATCCTAAACCGAAAACGCACACAATAACGATTATATATATTAACCATTTCATAAGTGTAATACCTGCTTTTTATTATCGGACTGATTATAGGATATATGTACCCAACTGAATCCACTCTCATCAATAAGCTGCCTCCACTCTAAGGAAGAATTTCGAATCATATCAAACAATTTTTTATTGTCCGCCTTATTCCCGGTAGTTATATCTGCCGCACATCCTGACATGTGTTCACTGTTCTTTGCACCTCCCACAGCTTTATTTAATTTAATACAACGAAAGCCGCTATTCACAATAATGGGTTTACCCCACATCTGCCGGATTGGATCAAGAAGATGATTAATTAGATTCTCCATATTCGCTTTCTGAAATGAGTTAGGTACATTCTCTATACCTAACTTTTCTCCTGTATTACTACGGCATAATTCTGCAATTGTAAAATATTTCATTTCTTATCCTCCTTTTTATTTTCGTTGTCAAACAATATCTGAGCCATGATCTTGGCAATATCATCCTTGTTCTCGATAATCACACTCATTGTCTTTTCTGCCTTGCGCAACTCCGCTTTTTCCCATGACTTTTCGCGTACCGATTTAAACTCACAGAAAATACAGTAACCCGTCCAGATCATAGAAAAAACAGGGAAGGGGATAACAACACAGCATAGCAGGTCAATGAAGCACAATTCTATGAACGGGGTGAAATACTTCTTCGCTTTGACGGCTGTTTTCTTATACCCCGTGGATGTTCTTGCCTCCCCCCGTTGCTTGGCTTTCATAACTCCCGTAATAAGGTCCACTAACATCGCCCCCATTGTAGCCGCAATACACAAGGCTATAAGCACAATGTGTATCATCATGTGCTCATTTATAAAATTGTAGATTACATCTCTCATTGAAAGTAAGTTTTGAACACATTAATATGATAGATATTCACCTGTCCATAGTTGGCGTCAAATATCTTCTTGATCTCGTAGCCCAATCCATAAGACAATGCTTTCATTCTTCGCCAGTTGATGCAACGCCAGTTCATATTATGTTCCTTTGCCCAACGCTTGATACTGTACCATTCTTTGGATTCATCAAGTTGCTCGGTCTTCTGTTCAAGCTGGTACTGAATCTGTTCTTTTGCCTCCACCTCATCCGCAAGCCGGCGCAACGCTTCCGCATATGTTTGAGGAGTTTTAATTTCTTTCAATGATCGTTCCATTGCCTCAAATGCATCGTAAAACTCATTTTTAAATTTCAAGGCTTTTATACCATTCCATCCCATTACCAAAATAGAAAAACCTTTTTGGTTCATGATATAGGCAGGATTACTTTTACCTGTTGAATCTTCGTAAGTCGTTGATACAAAAGCTAAACGCATTTTTGCGTTTAGTAATTCATCCTCCGTATTAAGAATATTATCAATACTTCTTATTACATCGGCATGTCTTTTCCCAAACTTCTCAGCAACCAATAAGCTGTTTGTTAAAACTTGGTCATTCTGGCCTTTAAAAACTAAATCTGTCATATTACCTAATTTTATGTTAACTTTTAATTACCATCAATTACACGTTTTGGATTACCCGATTTTCAACTAACCTTTGTTTTGTATGACAAAATAAAAAAAGAGCCTGCCACGGAAACTAATCCGCAACAAGCTCTTGGTCTTATGAAATTGTATAATGTCCTTTCGTCATAATATAAGTGGCGTGCATCTTCACACGCTCCCCACAAAGATAAATATTGTTTCCCTTATTACAAAAAAAATAACCGGCAATTAACGCCGGTTATCGTGATAGTATCTTATAGCCTCATTGACATATAATGATACCGATTGCTCCTTATCCAAGATAGCAGCTACATCCTCCTCTATCGTGACAAATATTTTTCTTACACCTCTAACCTTGGGACGTCTTGGCACATCATTGCTGTCCAATATCCTGTATATTGTCTGCTCAGACCGTACCCCTGTTTCTCTTATTATCTCCTTGATCGCTATCCCGTCCTTATATAAGGACAATACCCTAGACTCTTGATCTAGGGTAATAGATCGTCCTCTTGCCATAATTAATATGTTTTATAACATTTATAATTTGTTGCTCGTTATTTCAAAAAGTTGCACCTTTGCATCGAACATCAACGATGTTAGTCGCACTTCGGTGCGTGGATTGAAACGACATTAAAAATGTCATTGTGGTTTAAACCACATTTTAATATTTAGGGCAGCGAAGAAATTCGTCGCCCTAACTTTTTATTTATAAAATCTCTATTTGGGTATAGTATGCATTCATCTTTCCAAAGAATGATTCTATTTTTGCTCTCTGATAAGAAGACATTTTGTTATAAATGACATTTTTGTCATCTTCTCTTAAGTAGTATTCCTTTTCACCGTCAGTAAGATTGATAACTATATTAATTAGTTATAGAGAGCCAATTTTGAAACAAAAACCAATCTTCTTAAAAAATTGCCATTAATGCAATATTTTTTACTTGCAGGATGGATGAAAAGAATTAATAGAACGGAAAGACTGGCGAGTTTGTATTTTTATTGACAGGAAACGAATGTTATGGATTGGGATCGGGAAAACAAGTATAAAACAGATAGCTCCTATAAATTTCTACTGTCTGAGGTATTTTTCCGGGTATTTTTGAGATTTTATTTGATTTTGTTTTACATTCCTGCGCTTAGAATACTTCTGGTTAGCCCTTGTCAGATCCTTGATGATCGTTTCATCAAACACTTCCGAATATATCTCTGTTGTCTTGACCGATGTATGGCCCAAGAGTTTTTGGACGGTGGTTATCGGAACGCCTTGATGTACCAACAGAGTGGCACAAGTGTGTCTGCTGGTATGGTAGGTAAACTTCTTGCCGATATGCGCCATTCTTCCCAATTTCTGTAATGTTCGGTTAGTGTCGGAATTGCAGCCTAATGCAGCCAGTTGTTCGATGCTGTCGTACTTCCGCATTATGCCCAGTGCCTTTCCGTTAAATAATAGATATAGCGGGATATTAAGTTTCACGCCTGTTTTGACGCTGTTTAGGACCAACCATTCCTTTCCGTCAACTGTTACGAGATTCTTACAGGTAAGTTGTTTAAAATCAGAGAATCTCAATCCGCAATAGCAGCAGAAGAGAAATGCGTCCAGTATGTGCCGGCTGTTGTTCTTCCTGTCCGGCAGTTTAAGATTTTCCAATTTTTCCAAGTCGACAGGCATCAGGAAGTTATGTTCCTTCTTCTCCCGCTTGATCTTGAACTTACGGAAAGGATATGCCTCCTGTAATATATAGCCTTCATTAATCGCCTCATTCACCAAGGTACGAAGTATTCTCATGTGTTTCCCTACCGTGTTTACTTTCAATCCCTTGTTGCGGAGGAATGCGTCAAATTCCTTTAGAAACGTATAATTGATGTCCGTGAACTCTATCACGTTCCGAAATTCCTTCAATGTGGCTACCGTGCCCAGCATGTTATCCTTGGTTCCCGGTTTCCTATCGGAATTCACTATAACCTGTTGGGCGAACTTAAGAAACGAAACCACGGGTTTTACCCCCTTCCTTACAGCTTCCTTCAATGTGGATAAGTTAGATTCAAGACCTCTCTTCCAATAGCTTAACTCTATAGCCTGTAATTCCAATATATGCTCATATAGCATTGCATTAAGTTCTTGCGACTGCGGATGGTTGATTACTTGGGCGCCATCCTTACTCCAACATTCCGGCTTTAGATAGATATTGGTTTTAAAGTATACCTTCCTCTGATTCAGATAGGCTTCTATTTGTACAAGGGCTGTCCCCTGTCGGTTTAACTTGTTTTGGCGGTTATAAACTAAACGATATCTGATCTTCTCTAACAT